GCTGGCGGGGCACCGTCCGCGTCAGACGTTGGCAGTTCCCGCGTAAAGGCAGAGACATGAGCGACATTGCAATCCAAGGCAACGGCGACCTCGACCTGACCGGGCACCGGCTGCGCCTTGCCACGGGCGCGGACGCGATTGACCAGCAGATCCAAATCCGCCTGCGCTTCTTTCTTGGCGAGTGGTTTCTGGACCAGCGCGTGGGCATCCCGTACTACCGCGAGATACTAATCAAAGACCCCAACCTACTGCTGGTCGAGTCCATGTTTCGCCAAACCATACGGACGACCCCCGGCGTGACCGAGGTGACGCACCTCAGCGCAACGGTGGACAAGGCGGCGCGCAGACTCAACCTCTCCTTCGCTGCCGCGCTGGACACTGGCGAAATCCTCGAATACTCACCCTTCGTTTTGGAGCTGTAAATGGCTGGCCTGACTACCACTGGAATCACCATCAAAGACGTGGACGAAATCGTAACCGATTTCGAGTCGGCGCAAGTCTCCGCGTTTTCAGACCCGGACCTAAACACCGAAGCCGACAGCGTGCTCGGGCAGCTCAACGGCATCTACGGCGCCGCGCTTGCCGAGTTGTGGGCGCTTGTCGAGGAGGTGTACCAGTCGGCCTACCCGGACACCGCGTCGGGACAGAGCCTCAGCTACATAGCCGCGCTGACGGGGGCCATTCGACAGGAGGCAACGAAAACGGAGATTAGCGTCAATATTACCACAAGCGGAGCCACTACGGTCCCCGCTGGGACACAGGCCTACCCAGACGGCGACGCAGAGAGCCTGTTCGAGACATACGCCGACCTCGTTTGCCCAGGTGCGGGCCTGTACAATGTCACGATGTACGCCGTGACAGAGGGCAGCGCGACCACGGCAGTGGATGATGAGATCATGGTCCTAACAACTCCAGTGCCAAACGTGCTCACGGTCAACACGACCGTTACAGGGGCGGTGCTTGCGGCTGGCCTCGACGAAGAGACGGACGCCGAGTTGCGTTACCGTCGCGAGCTAACGCTGTCCCAGGCTGGCAACTCCACCGTGGAAGCCATCCGCGCCAACATGTTGACGGTGACGGGGGTGGACACTTGCACGGTGTTTGAAAACGACACTGGCGTCGTCGACTCCAACGGCGTTCCGCCGTACAGCATCGAGGTGCTGGTCTACAGCGAGGGCGCCCCGGCCTACACGGCGCAAGACGTAGCCGACATGATCTGGGCCAGCAAGCCCGCCGGGACCGGCACCTACGGCACGGAGACGCCCGTCACCGTCACAGACAGCCAGGGCAACGATCACGAGGTTTCCTACTCTGAGCCCAACACCGTCGCGCTCTATATCGACGTGGATATTACAGTGGATTCCGATTATACTGGTGACGAGGACGTGGAGCAGGCGATCGCGGACTGGGCGCTCAATACCCTCCAGGTGGGGCAAACGGTGTACGCTTCAGACATCATCAACGTGGTAGCCGACATCGTTGGCGTCGTCAGCGTAGACGTGGGTAACGTATTCGTGGACGACTCCGGTTCACCCGCTACGACCTCATGGGTTGCTGGCGCCCGTGACCTTGGCACCGTCAGCACAACGAACGTCAACATCACATCAACATGAGCAACCAAAACACAGAGCACAAAGCGATCGCGCTACGCAGGATGCTGGAGCAATTCCAGGGGTCCGACGTGCAGACGCTCGCCGGCACGTTCTTGGATCAGGTACAGGCGTTCGAAGATGCCATCTGGCCGCTGCTCGGGGAGCGCGGGCTTGCCAACGCAACAGGGCATCGCCTCGACGGCATTGGACAGATACTCAACGTGTCCCGGGGCGGTCGGGACGACGCCACTTACCGAAAGGCGCTCGAGACAGAGGCTGCAATCCTAAACAGCGACGGCACTGCTGAGGTCGTGCTGTCACTCGTTCACGCCCTGGTGGAGATGCCGGCGGCGGATTACGAGTTCGTCGAGTATTACCCAAAGACCATCTACGTCCGCCCGGTTGATCATGCGATCTCGGTTGACCCGGACTACGTGGGAACCAACCTGCGCCGCGCAGTGTCGGCAGCGACTGAAGTTCTGTTTGTTTACTCGTTCTTGCCAGACGCAAACACGTTTCAGTTTTCGACAACCACATCCTCAGAAAACGGCTTTGCGGATACGGGGTTTGGGGAGGTGTATACGGACCTTGGGACATGGCTCTACGACAGCGCGAGCACGTCGCTATCCGGGATCACCAGCGGCACTTATCGGTTCAACCACGCCGACATCACCAAGGCCACGCAGATGTATATCCACGACGAGGATGCGTCGGTGACAGACAAGAGCGCATTCCTTGCGGCGCTGGACGTTGCAAGCGGCTCGTCGCTGTCTCTGTATACGGTGAGCCAGTCTGCGCACATTTACATTTCAAACGTGACCGACAACACGGGCACGTTCACGTTCGACATCACCGTGACTCAGGAAATAGGCACGATCCCCTATGCAGAGGTGACTGTGCTCAGTGCTTCCAACACGGGCGGATACATGGCGGGCAACGCGTAGGATAAGGATATGGCAAAACCAACAAAGAGGATTCTTGACTGGGCTTCTAGCGGAAACGCGGTGGACCCGGGTGCAAGCAAGGAAGCAAACGGCTGGTTTATCGCAGAGCGACCGCCCGCGTACTGGTGGAACTGGATACTCCAGAGCATCGGTGATTGGCTGTCATATTTTGAGACGGAGACGGACCTTCGCTTGCCCGTGGCCTACGGCACAGTGGTCACTGTAAACGCCGGCTCGGCCACGGTCACAGCAAACAGCTACAATGTTACGACCCCCATCAAAACGTCCACCTCTGTTGAGGTTCCGTTTCTCAGCGCGCAGGCGAGTGGCGATTACTGTGTGGTAGTCACATCGTCCAACGGCTCGATCGATCAGGTCGCAAGGGTCACCGTCAAAGCGACCTCCGGTTTCATTTTTGAAATACGAGACATCAGCTCTGACACGATAGTGAATCCCAACAGCTTTTCCACAGAGACCGACTTCGTGGTGTTTGGGAGCGGCTAATAACCATGTCGGATCAAAGCAAACCCCAGAGGGCCGAAGTCCTCCCCATCACCCGGACCAAGTTCACGCCGGACATGGAGCGGGAGATCGTGATGCTGTTTGAGGCCACGCCGTCGTATACCCATGTGGCGGGCATCATCGGCATTGACCGAGGGACGCTGGCCAAGTGGGTCCGTCTTGGCGAAGAGGGGGACGACCGGTACGCGGCGCTCGCCATCGGCGTCAACCGGGCAAGGGCCGCGCATCATGAAAAGTACATGACCAACCTGATTGACGTGGCCACCACCGCGGAGCCGCGCTCCTACAACGCCAAGGTGAGGGCGCTCGAGATGCTGCTCAAGAACCAGTTTCCAAAGGAGTGGGGCAACGAGATTTATGTACGTGCCGCGATTGATAAGAAGGTGGACGGCATTGACCTCAAGCTCATGCCGCAGTCGATTCTTCGGGAACTGACCAAGGTGGCCCGAGCCGTCAAGGCAGCCAACGACGGGGCCGACGAAAAGGAAGTCAAGCGACTGCTCGACAAGGTGAAACTCGGCAAGGGACCGAGCGCAGAAGATGGATCTAGAGAAACTACTAGCGACGAGTAACGACGAGCTCCAGATCGAGCTGGACCGCGAGGCCGCGGCACGACCCGGGGGTTACTTCGACTTCTTTTGTGCTGCGTGGCCGCAAATCGACCCGACGCCGCTCAAGGAGGAGAAGTACGTCGAGTTCGTCTGCGATCACGTCGAGGCGCTGATGCTTGGTCGCCTCAGCACGCGCCGTCTGCTCGTCAACATTCCGCCCGGGCACTCCAAATCCATGAGCTGCGTCGTCATGTCGCTGCCGTATCTGTGGACCATCGATCCTACCGCCTACGTTATCTACGCCCACAAAGACCTAGACCTGGCTCGGGACATGGCGCGCAAGACGCGAATGCTCGTCCAGTCCGAATGGTATCAGGAGCGCTGGCCCGTCCGCATTATGGACGACGCCAAGAAGGTGGACCGCTTCAGTAACAACCACGGCGGCGGGAGGGTTGCCTGCACTGTAAGGCAGGTGATTACAGGGGCGCACGCCAAAGGGAAGCACGGCGGGCTGATTGTCATCGACGACCCCAACAAGCCCGACGAAACGCTGAACGACTCCGAGGATGTGGCGTACTGGTATCGCGCCGTTCTGCCCACTCGCTTTAGCAGCCTGGGGAGCAGCCAGATTTGTATCGTGCAGCAGCGCATCAGCCAGCGTGACCTTAGCGCCCACGTTCTCGACTCAGGCGAGGAGTACACTCACGTATCTCTGCCTCTCGAATACGACCCGGACCGCAAGTGCGTCACGGAGATTGGCGAGGACTGGCGCACGGAGAAGGGCGAGATACTGAGCCCGCTGCGGACCACGACCGCAGACGTGCGACGGCTG